GAATTTGATGTATAGATTAAATTTGAAAGTTTACGAAAATGGCTACGCATTACCACGAAACGTTTCTGAAAATGTATGAAATGGGCGCTGAATATGAAGATCCAGCAGCCGATAAGGTGCAGCACCTATTTCGTAGAAAATCGACTCAAGCAGAAGACATGGCAGGAGTGGACAGGTTTTTCTTGCCGGGTAGTTTGTCTAGCCGTACCCGCAATTACAAAGACTGGCATAAATGGGATTGGAAATATCAATTTACGATCCGTTATCACGTCCCTTCAGAAAATGAGACGGAATATCAAAAAATACTCAAGGAAGAATGCGCGGATGCTTTCGCTTATTGCTGGGGGGAAAAAGTTCGTGGCGTGCCTACAGTCTGGGAATGGATGTGCATTGATTTGAAAGAACTGGGAAATGTCTTTCGATCTCATAGGGAAAAAGGACTGGAGATTCCCCAAAACAGGCTGAAAACCGTCGGCGATGTGACTTTCCTAATTTGCGATATACGAAAATGCCCAAAGAAATGTTTAATGGGGGCATCAATATGGATACCAGGCCATGAAACTAAAGGAATTCCTCAGCCTTGACTTTGTGTTCCCCCTGATTGTGATTGGGGCTGTGATGTTTGTGTTTTTTCTGTTGTGGCTTGTTCTTTAGAAAGCTGATGTGTCTCAATTTCCATCAGTAAGGCCAGTTTTCGCTGAAGATGATCCAGGTCAATACCATCCAGTTCCTTAACGGCTTTTATGAGGTTTAAGACCCCTCCTGTGCGGTCTTCTTCGGCGCGACTAATTCTTTCCGCGCTTAAAGCCGCGTCTAATTGAATCTTATTGAGTCTTTCTGCTGCTAAAGCCTTATCGGAGTCAGTTTTGGATGCAACGGCTTCGATCTGCACCTGTTGAGCCATTTGTATTTGCTGTTGCTGCATTTGCTGTTGAGCTGTGAGGCGTTCCTTGTATTTTTTCTTGTCATGTAGATTGGAAGCGTCAACGATTTCCTCATCGGTGAATTGTACGCCCATTTGGCGTAATGCGTTCATCTGAATGAACTGATTTTGTTTTTGAGTGTCGGTGAGGACTCCTTCTTGGATCACGATGTTGTATTTTGCGAATTCTTTGCTGAAAAATTCAGGCGTCGGATCTTTCTTAGTGATTTTTCGGATCTTTTCAGGCGTGTAATTGATCTGCATCATATGCATGATCTTTTCGCCCAGGAGTTCTTCGGATTCGCGTAGTCCTTCGAAGATATGAGCCATGGGCAACCAGCCAGCTTCTTGGCGCATCTTAGACAGAATAGCAGCCGTTTCCACGTTTTCGTTCTCCGCCATTCCGATATTTTCCCTAGAAAGGCCAAGCGATACAAAGAAGTCATTATTTAACTCATTTTCTGTTTGGAACCAACTTTGTGGGATGTCAGGAGCGACTAAAGGCTGCACATCGGTCATTTGCGCTTCAGGTTTGAGGAAAATCACCTGTCCCTGACCGCTTTTATAAAGGGAAGTGGGATTGCTCACAGAATTGGTCTTTGCGATGAAGCCTGTATGCAGCGTTTTGTCTATGGCATCGATGAGTTTGGAGCGTCGTTTGTTTAGTTCTGTCTGGCTATCTCGATTAACTCGGCATAAAGATTGAATCTTCCAAGTAAAAAGGTCATAAGAAGGCTCAAATATCGCAAAATAAGGTACAAAAGGGTAATCGTTAAGGCCAAAAGGATCTTTCCCATAATAAAGCAGCTCCCCTTCTACAATTATGCCTAATTCCACGGATCGGACAGGTTTTCGAATAACATCGACCTGAGGGAATAATTGACGATACATATGGAGACGTCTTCTATCGCCATTCCATTCCTTAGTTTCACCCGTCTCCATATCAACCAGAACATCTTTTAACTCCCATTTGGTGCGCCAGTACTCCGTGTAATTGAGCAGCTTTTGCATGCCCCATTGTCTTGCATAAGGCATATAGGTAAATTTGTCATCCCTAGAACCCCATGGGAGCGATTTGATCATATCTTCTTTATCAGGGATCAAGGAAATGACATCGGTGCGCGAAAGGAACTTGCGTCTAGCAAGGAAGGAACAATCTGATAGATCGCGTTTTGTGAGGAAAGGATCAAAAATAACGGCATTCCAATCATCTTGATGGAAACGGATATCCCCGGAAATGGGATCGTCGCGATAATCTAAATATGGAGAAAGAAAGGCCAACCCTGAAATTAAGGAAGATTTAAATGCACGCGAGTTGGCCTCATGACCTTTTCCGTTCTGCATGACATATTGGATGCCATCGGTGAGGATATTTGCCGTTTCTTCGGAGGAATCCTCAATAGGAGCGGCTACAAAGGAATGGCGGTTCTTAATTTGTCTTCCACTCACCAAATTAATGAGCGCCATTTGGCGGTTATACGTGAAGCTGGAACGACGCTGGTTATTTAGATAAGCCAACTCCTCAAGCGACCACTGATTGCCCAAAAAATAGCTGACGTCTTTATATGCTTCGGCATAGAATGTATTGAGCAATTGATAGGCGCGTTCGTAATTTTCTCCAAAATCTTTGATTATGTCCTGGTGAAATTCAAGGCGCGGATCATTTTTAATGACTTGTTTTTTATAATGCTCAAGGAATTCTGTTGAGTCTTGAGAATGGGAATATGAGGACATAGGACTTGCCATTGAATGCTCCGAAGGTTAACCTTCATTATACATTCAAATTTAAATTTGACTAAAAACAAAATCATAGATTTTTATCATCAAAAATCTCAGACATTGAAAAGCAAGCAACAAAAATTTTAATACCAACTAATAAATTAATTTAAATTAATTTTCTTGAGTTAATTAACACTTAGTAACTATAACTATATCCTTTCACCTAACAAAAAAGGAGGTTATATGTCATCATCATCGTCATCAGTATCTTCAGTTTCATCCCATCTTATGTTGCTTGCACAACATTGGAATCAGCAATTGGTATCTAGGGAAAAACAACGGGCTCATGAAGAATCGCGTGAAGCCATAACACAAGATCCCATTACTTCATTGCCACTTGAACAACCCTTGATGGATCCATGCGGTCACACGTTCAATAGGGAAACTGTTAGTAAATTCAAAAAATTGGGCCCAAATACGGTCGAATGTCCCATATCACGAAGGGCAGTACGAATTGATCAATTTGCTTACAATTTTTATGCTGAAAACGTTCTGAATTATTTTACGGAAGAAGCGCATAGGGCTACAAGCGCTACTGCTATGTCTTCTACTTCGGCTGGAAGCACAACATCTACAAGCACAACTTCAGAACCTACATTGGTCGATGTAATGCGTTCATTGACCTTGATTAGTGAAGACGTACGGCATCTGCGCCGAACAACAACCCTTCAACACAAACAAATTACAAATTTGGTTTCGATGGGGTGCTGCGATAAACTTAAATCCATGGTAATATGTGGGCATTTGAAAACTGTCCGCGATCGTGGACTTACCGATGAAGAAAAGGAGTTTCTATCAACATGACATTCGTTAATCCAACACAAAGCAACCAGGCTATAGCTGCTTCTCAAGGTGGAACCAGTCATCCCATTCAGGAGCATCATGACCGCTTAATGCGTATTCAAATCATGGATACACTACAGACGATGCATGAGGACATCCATTCTACCCTAGCAACGACGAAAAGCGTGCATATCCCAGGAACATGGGAAGTAATCACACAATTTATTATAGACTGTTGCCGGCGAATTGGTTCTTTATTCACATAAATTTATCGGGAGGGCTTTCGGGCCTTCCTAATTATGGGGTCTGATTCGTCACAGGAGGAACTTGCCCACTAGGCGGAGGAAGCCTTGGAAATGGAATGTATGGGCTTTGGACCCCAATAGGACTCATAGGAGACCTGGGAACTGGACTAGGGGTGACGGGGATAGCAACCAAGCCTTTTGACATAATCAGGTCCTCCACAGTCTTCGAAACAGTCTTTACAATAGCATTTTGAGCCGAAATGGGTGAATCTTATCGACAAGCCTCCGAAAAATAAACAATCTTCGTCTTCTTGATATGATTCGACCATACTGAAATAAACATTTGGATGTTTACAAATAGAACACACGGCCGGCCCCTCAAGGGGCTGCATCCAATCGGGCTTCATCACATCCTCAAGGAAGGAGTTCTAAGGCCGCGAAACAGCTGGTCAGGGATTGCATAGGGAAAATAATAATCAAAAGGCCCATGATATGGAGGTATTGGCCGCTGCACAATTCCCTTGCCTCCTGCACCGCCTACAGCGCCTTGTGTGGCTGAATAAGGCAATGGCCATGGAAATGCACGTGCCCTGGGAGGAACTTGGATAGAAACACATCCTGAGCCGCTAGAATAGCCCCCGCAACCGCCTCCTCCAGCGCCGCCAGTCGAGGTATCATTTGGTCTATTGAAGGGATAGGTCATACTTGCTTCCAGCAGTTATTACACCTTGTATAATACCAATTCTGCTTTTTGTCTAAAAATCCTTCTTTACCACATGCTTCGCAAATTGATTCGCTTTTCCCTTCAGCCTTATCAATCAAAAGATCCATCCAATCCCATCTATAATTAGTATAATAACGAAGTGTGCCGTACTTTTCTTTGACTTGATTGACATAGAAACGATCTTCGGTTTCTTGGTTGAAGCCGATTGAAATCCCGCGATCGATGCAGCCTTCATACAAGGCCTTGGATAAAACATAGATGAGCTGAAACCAGCCGTCTCCGCATTCGAAGCCATATGGGAGTTCGAACATGTTGGGGAAATCGGTGATGAGCTTCTGGGAGTGTTCCTTATTGATTTTGAATCTCCTCCTCAGGATCAATTGGAGGCATCTCAGGCCAACCATACCATTCACGCCTAGCCTCGTATACCTGACGCTCATTGGTGCAATCTACGCCTAGTTTATCGCATTTCTTAGGGCTTGCCAAAAGTTCGAGATGTTGCTGCATGGTGACTTCAATGCCGCAGGTGAAAAGCAGATGATATTCTTCTTCAGTCAAGGATTTTGCTCCCTAAGTGTCGCTTCATGGTCCTGGATGATCTTCTCAAGTTTTTGAATGCGCTCATTCTCATCGCCATTTTCGCGGCTTCCGTCGATCATATCATTGACTCCAAGCACAATGATAGCGATTCCAGCGCTTTGAGCCCCAGGAAACGGCAAGATCGTGATAAGCCCACCAGTTAGGCATTTGATGAAGCCAAAAATGCATTTACCCGATAGCTTAACATCGTCTTTTTTATCTTTCTTCCTTTTATCGTCATGATGGCGATGGTGGCGATGATGCCGGCAATGAGCAGCATATGAAGATTCCAAAGAAGAATGATTTATTTGCGATTTTTCCGCCTGCTCCCTTCGTAACATCTCCTGCATTAGCGCTTGAACTTGCAAATCCTCAATCAAAACGCCTTGAGACATGAAATATTGATACATCTCCCGGGCCATATCGATTAGCGAAGGACATGGATAGCCTTTCTTTATGTAATTGTTTCGAACGCCCTCCAGGCAATCAATTACCTCCGAGACAGTAGCCCCTTCCTTTAGCGCGTTTAATAGATCAAGAACCGATTCATAGCCATCGTCTGACGTATGAATATAATCATGATTGCATGATTCATTTGCCTGTAAATTAGACATTGAAAACACAATTAAACAAATGCTTGAAACAACTTTGCTAGAACAATGATTAATAAGGTGACGTAATACCATACTTTGGCCTTCTGCTTTAGGGTTAATTCGTTTGGCGATTGAATTGAGATGCCCATTGTTCCGACGATGCCGAACAGGCACAAGGTAAGGATATAGCCGATTATGGGGCAAATAATGAGATAATTGAGCATGCCTTTCGTGGAGGGAATAAAGGAGTCGATAAATTGTAAAATAAATTCAGTCATCAATTAAACCTAGGGTTAAATCTGTTAAACCATTCCTCAGATTGCTTATCATTAACTACAGATGGCTTTTGGTCAACATTGATTTTGGTTGCGATAGCTAAGTATCGCATCGCATCAGCTCCGTGACTGTACTTATCGTGACGCGGCCTTTCTTTGTATGTCTCAAGCCGCTGGTCGAACTCCTTGCGATAGTTTTCAAGGCATTTGATCAAATACTTGCAGTTCGTGGCATCGATCCAAACACGCGGAAAAATACCACGGACAGCTTCAATCCCGTCCTCCAAGCGAAGCTTGAGGGTAGGTAAGGTAATAAAGCGAATGCCAACTCCCAGCCCAACTTCTTTGGCGGACAATCCCGAACTGAAGCTATGCGAATCAATGTCGTGGGGGGCGAAGTGATCACCATATATGTATGGCTTTTCTTTAAGCACCCCTGCATAGTACGGAAGACCTTCTCCATGCGATTCGCAATAGTCGATGATGTGGATCTCGTTTCCGACGATCTGATAGAAGATGATTGCGCATGAGTCTCCGAATCCAATGTCCCAGGCTGTATATACCTTTGCCTGTTTGTTCCACGGCACGTTCCCAATTCGATCGGCATCTTTGGCCTCCTGTAGATATTTGGCATAATACGATCCTTCAACGCCCAGCGTGAAGGAGCAGTAAAATTCTTGCTGTACAAAGTCCTCAGACATACCAGCTTCGCGTTCTTTTTGTACATCTTCTTCTGCGATAGCGTCGGTATCTTTAATCGTTAGGAGCTGGCAAAACCATGCATCATTGCCTTTAGCCATCTCATAAAGGTCCTTACCGTGATTGCTTCCTCGAGGGGTAAAGTTAAAGACGGCCCATCCTCCGTTTTCAACAAGAATTGGGCGAATAAGCTGCCATGCAACAGGATCTTGCAAAGAATATTCAGTAAAAACGCAGCCAATAGGGTTAGTACCCACAATGGAGTCAATATTATTAGTACCGATAATCTGAATAATACTTCCATTTCTTAGCCTTATTTTCATTTCTGTTGAGTTTGGAGTGCCTTCTATGATTTCAGAAGGGATATGATGCAGAAGACGATAACCGTCTTTATCTACGCCATCCCACAAGATCTTGCGACCTTGTGAGAAGTGGGGAAAGAAGTAATAGTAGATGCCGACCTTCTGAACTGCGCGGCTAATGAGGAAATTCCAGCACGTCTTCTCCTTGCCTGCACGCCTATGCCAGACAAGAACGGCGCGTTTCTTGCCTGACCGCATGGCCTGCCAGAAGGATTCTTGATAAGGACGGACTTTGTAGTTGTGCGGAATGATGATGTTTACGTCTTTTGGCATTAAATGAATTTCTATTGTTTCTAGAAATTCGCCAGTTACGTAAACTAATCAACGTTTAGCTGACTGCTAAATTGCCGCATCGCAAGGCTTGGTATGGCACGGCGAGGCATGGCATGGTACGGGTAAACGTTGAATCGTTTCGGCTCCTGGCGTCAACTAGGAGCTTTTTTATTAGCACATATCCTTCTTAGCCTTCTTGAACTTATCAATCATGGGATCGCGAATATCCCGATCGATCTTGACTAACTTCTCATTTTTCTTTTCCGCGCCTTTTAGCACCTTTTCGGCTTGTTTTGGCTTGCCCTTCTTGATGTCTTTTTCTGCGACTTTCATCTTTAGGGTTACTTTGTGCATCTTCTTGTCCATATAGTCCTAATTCTTCTTCTTCAACGGTTTTAAAGTCGGCTGCGTCGACTTCCTTAAATCTTATTTCCATGTAATTGTAAAAGGCATGTACCAAATTGGTCATAGCCTTTAATCCATCAACAATGAACGCATCAGGCGCAAGGTATTTTTTCACGTTGGTAAACCCATTGACGACTTGTGTTTTCCAATTATCTAAGCCGTTCATTTTGGCACCTCATTGACAAACACATTAAAGTTAGTAATCGCCACGTCATCGGGTTGTTTATCCCTGTAGCCTAGCCGCTGTTTTGAAAGCCATATCAACATTGGGGTGTCTCCCGCCAACGCTTTTTCATGCATTTTACGTTTCAAACTCATCTGTCCTTCGTCATGCCCTTTTCGCAAAACATCAGAAAAACGCGCATAGATAGTTTCATGAGAACAACCTACAATGGAAGCGATCTCCTGAACAGTGCAGTGGATCATCGCTAGGTTTAAGATGATCTTAGGGTCGATGTTTAACTTAGGTCTGCCGCCCTTCTTTTTGACAACTGGAAGGGATCCAGTCATTGGCTTGATTCTTTTCATTGAAATGGTCAAAACTGAATCTCATCTTGTTTAAATCCTGTTAGCGCCTGTCCGGGCGTTCCGCTCCCCTTTTCCTGCGCAATTGCCAATAGCTTCACAATCTGCTTAAGGCTTTCGGCCATTTCCTTCATGCTCCACGCTATGTAGCTAAGGCTTTTTTCGGGTGTTTTTGTTTCTGCAGTCATACTTTTATTTGGATAACTTTGTTTCATCAAGATATTTATAAAAAGCTTGCAAATTAATAAATATTTTCTTTTTTAATTTAGATACTGTTTTTTCGCGGAAGTTGGAGTCGGCCCAAATCAAATTTCTTATCGCATTTTCTGTCATATATCCCATCTTAGCCAGTTGTTTAATTGTGATGTATTCGGTTTTAGAATCTTTCATATTTTTTTTTCATGAAACTGGTATTTTTAACTTAGCAGGATGAGATCCAATTACATTCATGGCCTTAAATCCATGCTGTTCGGGGTACCAGGCCTGTAGATACTCATTCTGTCGAATTGCTAGATAGACATTCCCCAATGTTTCTTCCACATTTTGATTAGTCTTGGTCACATTATTGATCTGATCCGAATGAGCCAGAATCTGTTTCTTAATCAGCGCAAAAGTCTGATCCGCATCTTTCATGTGCTTGCACATTTCCTTTTTAAGGGCTTCAAAATCGCGACGGATGTTAGCCATGACTTTATAAGTCTCCTTAATGGCTTCGCGCAACTCCTTTTCGAGGCTGACTTTCTTTTCTTCGGTCATTTCTTCTTCCTTTTTTTGCCGCCACGTGCTTCCGAATAGGCAATTGCGACCGCTTGTTTCTGCGGTTTACCCGCCTCCATCTCCCTTCGTACATTCTCCGAAAAACCTTCTTTGGTTTTAGCGGCTTTCCCCTTTACTAATGGCATCTTGTTGCTCCCAGACTTCTTCTAATCTAATAAATACGTTTAAATTCCTTTTACCAAACAATCCGAAAGGAAAATCGCAATCGACTCCCTTTTCACTGATTTTATTGGCTTCTTTTTTCGTTAAGATAAACTCAATATAATCGCATTTCTCAATGTCTTCTTCCAAAACCATTCTCATGAACGCCTACTTCTTCTGCTTGTAATATGGGTCGTACCTTGATAATCGTCTTTGGCTGCTCCCCGTAGAATTTATAGACGTGCTTGACGCATATTTGCTTATCATCCTCATAAACTATTTTTTTTAAAGCATTTGTTATTAAATATGCAAGATTATCTTCATCAGGCTTCACATTAGGCAAGACAACCCGATTAACCATCTGCCTCCGCAATTTGCTGCTTGTGGCCTTTGGGATAGGCAAGAAGAAGGTCAAAGACAGCTCAACTGGTCCCTTTAAAGGTTCAGGGGGTGCAAACGGCTTAATCTGCCATTGGATTTGTTGTAAATCTTTCTTAGAAGGATCATAAGCGCGAGGATAGCCCCCCGCGCATGTAAAACGAGTCTGTTTTTGAGGGATAGGAACGCCATGTATTTCGAATAAGTACATAGCATCCATTTATGAAATGGAAGATTAATTAGCAAGCTTCATAAAATATTGATTTAGATCTTTCTGAATTTTAGTTTCTTTTTCGCATAGCTGAATAACATCTTCTTTTTTTATTACCCAGGCAGATCCACATCTAAAGGCAGGAACGCTACCGGACCTAAGGAGATAATATAATCTTTGGGAGTTGAAAGGGCGCTTAAGAACATCAGATAAAATGGTAAGAACTTGAGAAGTGGAAAAAAAACCTTTCTCCATGTCAAAAATCAATTCCCCATTTATTTTTCTCATATTGCGATTGTATTTATTTATTCTATAATCTTCCAATGCTTCAGGAGTAATGAACCATTTGTTACCCCTTTTCTCCGCCATTAAACGCCCATTTTTGATGGCCACATATATAGCTTGACGGGAGACATGCGAATGTTCAGCAGCGCCGGCAATAGTAAATATATCAGTCGTTTTATCTATTTTCATAACCCATTAATTCCTCAAAAGTTACCTGTTTTTGGGTAAATTCTTCAATAATTTTTGCAGTCCTGCGGTGCATTTTGCTTCCCTTTATGTAACGATAAATGCTGGAGACGCTGATGCCGCATTTGAAGGCAAATTCTACAGGCTCAATACGATTTTTTTCAATAAATTCTTTCAGATTCATATTCCTCAAAAAATGCAAAAAGTTAGTCCAATATGAGTTGATCTTAACGGCATAGAATGTTAAAGTCAAATTCATGTTTCTTTATGAAGGAAAAGAATATGCTAGGGTCTCAGATATCCTCCAGGCTTATTGCGACTTTTCGGGAATAGATCCAGACGTCTTAAAAGCAAAAGCTGAGCTGGGCACACAAGTCCACGACGCCATCTGTAGCGATGTTCGCGATGAATTCCCCTATATTCCAGCTAAAGGCCATGGTTACTTCAAAAGCTATCTTAAATGGAAAGATGAACTGCATCCTATATTCCTCCAAAATGAGAAACGTTATTTTTGTAATAAGAAAATGTTGACTGGCTGCATCGACGCGGTAGTCCAATTCGGCAATGCCTTCCCCGTTCTCATTGACTTCAAGACATCAGCGCAGGAGTCTTCTACTTGGAATCTCCAAGGCCATCTTTACTATTATCTGCTAAAGGCCAATTCTTATGATATTTCCCCTAACTTTTTATTTCTTAAGCTAAACACAAATGGTGATTTCCCTACTGTCTACCAGTACAAATACAACCGAAATATCATGGCAAAAATGAACAAAGCCATAGAAAATTTCTGGTCTACAAGAAAAAGTGATTCCCATTAATTCTCAGTTCGTCTAAGATTACTCAAGTAAACATCATCAATAACAAAAAACCCCTGCTGATAACAGGGGCCAACTCATGGAGTAAACATGAAATCTGGTACGCATTTAACAATAGGAGAAATCGAAAAAAGTGTTCAAACTTTTTTTGACTGCCAACAAAATGAAACCCAATTAAACTTTAAATTGGGTGCCCCAAATGCTGAGGAAGTCCTTCTGCAACATTTGGCCTTAGCTTTCCAACTCATTGACAGGAGCACAGACTAACGTGATCGATTATTTTTTGGAACCCCCATGTGAAAGACCCTGCGTAATCTGCTGCCCTGATTGTGGCATTGATTGGGATCTATGCGACTTAGAAATTCACGGCTGCACCGACTGTGGTTGGAGATATAAAATTCCCGAAGGCGAATTCTACGAAGATGAGGAGGGCATATGGCAGCCAATCTAATCTTAGAAAATGATCCATTTGCGTTGCCTGAGATAGCGATTAAGAACAGCATTTTGCAGCTGTACGATTTTATCGTACAGCTCAGTGTAGTCGATGAGGCTTCTTACAAGAAGGTGACGTCGCTATATCGCCAAGCCAGGGAATGGAAAAAGTGTCTAGAAGCCAAGCGCAAGGAGTTGATTGAGCCATTTCGCACAGAAGTGGCCAGAATCAATGACAAGGCCAAAGACCTGTCCGAACCCTTAGACAATGCAATTAACGTAGCTAATGCCAAAGTAAACGCATATCAGCACCAATTGGCAGAAGCCAAGCGTCTTGAAGAAGAAAAGCTGCGTGAAGCAGCCTCCCTTTTTGATGCTGAAGACGAAGTATTTGTAACGCCCCTGGAGAAAGTCATCCGTGGAGACGGTGCTATAGCCGTTACTAAGACGGAGAAGCGATTTAAAGTCACCGATCTGTCGAAGGTGCCTTTGAAATATCTCACGATCAATGAAAAGATCGTTGAGCAAGACATCAAGCTGGGGATCAATGAAATCCCCGGCCTGGAAATTTGGGAAGAAACATCCACACAATTGAGGATAAGATGAACAATATCGTAAAACATCAACAACAAGAAGAACTGCAAACCCTGAAGACAATGGCAGCAATCGCCGTCAACTCAGGCAAGTACGGCACAGAATACAACGAAGCGACAATCCTGAATATCTTCTATACTGCGAAGTCATTGGGCATTGATCCGATGGTTGCGCTGAACGGAGGATTCAACATCGTGCAGGGGAAGGTCAACATGGGCGCACATTTCATGACCGCCTTGGCCAGAAGAAAAGGCCACAGCATCAAAGTCATTGAGATGAGCGACAAGAAATGTGTCATCATCGGCCAGCGTAAAGATAACGGCGATAGCGTGAAATATGAGTACACATGGGAAGAAGCAAGCCGCGCGGGCCTCGTCGGCAAGAACAACTGGAAAAACAATCCCAAGCAGATGTTGTATTGTGGTTGTGTCCGGAATGTCTTTCGCATTCTGTTCTCAGATCTGGGAATTGCCTATGACCAAGATGAGATGAACGTCGATGAATCTTTGATGGAAGATGCAACCCATATTGAGGTTCATGCACCGGTAGCCGCGACTGTTGTCATGGATAAAACTGCCACAGATTATGGCAGAAGTGGGCTGGAACAGTTAAAAGATGAGCTAGAAAAAGACGACATCACCATCGTCCATCTAGACGCTTATCTTTCAGATCTGGCAGCCAAGAAGAAACAACCCGTCGACAAGATCCTGGAAACGG